TTCTTTTTATCTGACCGATCAATTGACCAAGGTTTCATTAGTAAAAATAAGTTGTTTTTTTGTATAGTGTTTTCGATTTTTTACCATCAAAATAATATCCCTCTATTTCTTTATTACTCTTTCGCTTCACCCCAACTTTTGCCGAGGGCCACATCAACTTTAAAAGGGACTTTAAGATTTTCAATAGCATTTTCCATCACCTCCTTTACTCCTTTAATATCATTTTCATCATTTATTGAAAAGCATAATTCATCATGTATTTGTAAAATAGGTTTAAACCCTTGCTTGTAACAATTTATCATTGCTTGTTTTGTTTGATCTGCAGCTGATCCTTGAATAAGTCTATTTAAAGCTTTGTAGGTAAAAGCCCTTCTGATGTTATTTCCATAAATCGCTTTAGCCTCCTCATATTGCATAGCCTTGTTCATTCCGAAGGTTGCAGGCTCCCACATGTCGAATCGGCATTTACGACCCCTTATTGTGCGAATAAAGCCATACTTTGAGGCACTACCAGTAACTGCTTCAGCTAATTTTTTAACAAATGGCACCCTTGTATGATATTTATTCAACAAATTTTCTGCATTATCTTTTGAGATACCAAGTTCTCTACCTAATTTGGCCTTACCCATACCATAAAAAAGACCCAAATTGATCGTTTTTGCCTGTGTTCTACTTATACC